GTATCTCCACCTTGGTTTAGACCGACATATCAAACTTCAAACCGCAGGATTACTTGGCCCAATGGATCAATAGCCATAGCGTACTCAGCCGAAGAACCAGATATGCTTCGCGGACAGAACACAATGTTTGCCTGGGTAGATGAATTAGCAGCTTTCAGATACGACGATGCCTGGGACCAACTCATGTTTGGCTTGCGCCTTGGCAAGCAACCCCAGGTAATGGTAACAACTACCCCGCGCCCTACGAAGCTGATGCGAAAACTTCTCAAAGCACCAACCACGGTAGTAACTAAGGGCACAACCTATGAGAACATTGCAAACCTATCTCAAGCTTTCTTTGACCAGATTATTGACAAGTATCAAGGTACTCGGCTCGGTAGGCAAGAGTTATTGGCAGAAATCCTTGAAGATAGCGAAGGGGCGCTCTGGAAGCGCGAAGAGATGATTGAGGCGTACAGAGTTGTTAAGCACCCAACACTCGCAAGAGTGGTCGTTGCTATTGATCCGGCTACCACATCTATAGAAGACTCCTCAGAGACCGGGATTGTCGTGGCTGGCCGCGATGGAAATGGTCACGTCTACGTGCTAGAAGATCTCTCGTTAAGAGCCTCACCGCAGAAGTGGGCAGAAGCCGCGGTTACTGCTTACCACAAATATGGCGCAGATCGGATAGTTGCAGAGACTAATCAGGGAGGCGACTTGGTAGAACATACTATTAGAAATGTAGATCGATCCGTCGCTTACAAGAAGGTCACTGCCTCCCGAGGTAAAGTCCTACGCGCGGAGCCAATCGCTGCTCTTTATGAGCAAGGCAAAGCTCACCACGTTGGAGCCTTCCCCTATTTAGAAGACCAAATGTGTCAATGGGAACAAGGTCAAGCCTCTCCAGACAGACTAGACGCTCTTGTGTGGTCTCTCACAGAGTTAACCATCGGACTCACGCATGCTGACAGTCTTAACGAAATACGTAGCAGATTGGAGGTGAGAAAACAGCATGAACAAGCGCAACCGGCGTTCAGGTAAGCAGGACCTTCGGATGATAGTACGTGAGGAATTGAGTAGAGCCAAAGTCAACGAAGGGCAAGTCGTTAAACCCAAAAGTGCTAACTCACCACAGATGCCTGATAGTACACCACTTCGACCATCCAGATTCGATAGCACCCGACTTGGTGGGTCACCAAACCGAGAAGCACAAATTCTTCAGTTCTTGATGCAGCAACGCGGTGCTCCTGGTTCGCCATCAGCAAACTTCGTACCAGCAGATCAGTCCATCATGGACTTGATGTATCATGCGCTAGCTCCTCAAGATCCAAATACAGCGACACCACTCTACTCTCCTGGCGTTCCGCTCTTACCGATCCCAGGAATTACACCCCCTACTGGACCACGTCAATGGTCGTTTCCCGTTGGAGACAATATCTCGACAGTCCCAAGAGGGGATAGCGAGTATTCATTCGCAGATTTACGTTCTGTTGCCAAGATCTACGATGGTATTCAAATTTGCGAGCAAGTGTGGTTGGACTATGTTGGTCGTCTCAAGATCCGCGTGGAACCCATTCCGTCACTGGTTGAGGATAACCAGGATCAATCTGTCTACGCCAAAGACATTGCCTTCTACGAGGACTTCTTTGCCTATCCAGATCGAGAGAACGGTTTAAGCTTCCGTGATTGGATTAGGCAGGCAGTTAAAGAGCAGTTAGAGGTAGACGCGTTAGCTATCTATCCACACCTTGCCAACGATGGTACGTTGCATTCCCTCGAAATACTTGACGGTGCGACTATCAAACCGTTGATTGATGATCGCGGTCGTAGACCAGAGCCACCATTTCCCGCGTATGCGCAATACCTCTATAGAGGTGTACCCGTTGCCTGGCTGAGTGCTGACGAACTCGTCTACATGAAAGAGACCTCTGCGGTCAACCAATTGTACGGTACCCCACGCGTAGAAAAAATCATGCTGCGTGTCAATCAAGCGTTGCGCAAACAGTCGAAAGATCTTCTACGTTTCACAGAAGGCACTGTGCCAGCAGGCATGATCCAGGTACCATCTGACTCGCCGTGGACACAAGACCAGCTAGAAGAGTTTGAAGTCAATCTCAATGCTTTGATGGCTGGCAACGATATGGCTCGCGCGCGGTTAAAGGTCTTGCCAAAGGGTTTTGTCTACCTACCGACAGACGATCCAGCAGTCAACACGCTGTTCGATACCGTCTTGATGAACATCACGGCATCCGCGTTTGGTCTAACGATGGCCGAGCTGGGCTTTGTGGAAGATGTGAATAGGGCAAGTGGTGAGTCTCAAGAGAACGTCGTCTACCGTCGCACGATGCAGCCTTTGATGTCTCGATACGAAGACCTCTTTACGCATATCCTTCGCAAATACTTCAACGAGACGAGATTCCGAGTTTGCTTCCATGGATTCGAGGAGGTAGAGGACTTCCAGACGAAGGCATCTACCTACGTCGCCCTGGTACAAGCTGGTATTCAGTCTCCAACACAAGCTGCGCAAGCATTGAAGTTACCAGTCTACGACGATATGAATGTGCCGCCGTTCATCATGATGCCGTCAGGTCCATTCGTCGTCTCCGACCTGGCCAACGATCAACTGCGACAGGCACAAGTACAATCGCAAATTACTAGCTTGACTACTCCACCTGTACAACCCGGAGCTAAACCCGCTGACGGGTCACAACCAGCAGACGGGCCTCAAGACGAAGACGAACCTGATCAAAAAACGTCTCGCGCAGAATACCGTAGGTGGAGAGAATGCGTTCTCAAAGATATTCGGAACGGCAAGCCAATACGAGCATTCCAATCTACTATTATACCCACTCCCGTACTAACTGCGATGTCAACGCAACTCCAGCGCTGTGAAACTCCTGATGAAGTTCGTGCAGTATTTAGTTCGTGGCATGGGTCGCAATTAGGAGTTTAGACGAATGGCTGATTGGAGCACACAAGCTTCTAGAGACGCCCATGTAAAAGCCGGTGGTTACTTTGCTGGACCACATCAGTCGTATCCCCTCAAAGATTCATCCGACGTTGGAGATGCCTGGGGTCTTGCAGGTCAAGCAGACGATCCAGATCAAGTGCGTCGAAACATCGTGAAATGGGCTTCTGATAATGGTCTCACCAATGCACTTCCTGATACTGCTAAGAAATGGGCAGAGGATCACAATATGGAATTATCTGACAACGCCGACATCGTTCGACATGCCATCATCGATGGTATGACACAACCGGATGGTGTCGATCAACATGGTAATCATGTACCGATGACCGGTTCTCATACTCACCATCATTCGGATGGCAACGGAGATTTACACCACCACGACCATACTCACGATGGTGACAACACTCATATGCACAAGCATCCAGCCTCAACGATGCCAAGAGTCACCACACCCGACATCATTCGGACGATGCCATCTGAACTCACCTTCTACGCACCAATTGTGCGCATCGATAAAAACAAACGCGAAGTAGTTGTGAGAGCAACTTCTGAGGCACTCGACAGCTACGGTACAGTGTTTGACTTCGATGGGAGCAAAGCGGCTTTTGCAGAGTGGAAAGGGAACATTCGAGAGATGCACCAACCTAAAGCTGTTGGTAGAGCGCTTGAATGGCACCCAGTAGAGGAGCAACGCGCTATCGATGTGACTCTACACATCTCTCGTGGGGCAGAAGATACGTGGCAGAAACTTATTGAAGAGCCACCTACGCTAGTGGGTGCATCAATTGGTGCAAAGAACGGCAAGTGGGAGAAGCGGACTATTGATGGTGAGGAAATACCAGTACTGACTCGCTACAAACTCGTTGAGTTGAGTCTTGTAGACAATCCCGCCAATCCAGATTGCAATATTCAAATTGTTAGGGCTGGAGGCATCGAGGATCAGTACGAAACGACCGATGTGCTAGAAGAGGAAGTCGAACAAGCTACTGAGACTCGCGTGGGCAAGCCTGCTAGTGCAACCTCCCATGACGATATCCTGAATGCTATCCTTCCAGATCTCATACGAGCGGCAGAGAAGACCGTTGGAGATAGCTTAAATGCTCCAATGAAACGCTTGCAAGCCATTGCCGCTACCCTCTCCCAGCACTCAGTAGACGCTGAGATTACCAGACGTGTCGATAAGCTAGACGCTGCGCTGTCGGAAGTACGCTCACTTTTGAGTGAGGTAAAAGCGACAACTGAGAGTTACGCAAAGAGACCGATGTCAGGTGGTCCGGTTGTCAATTCTGCAGGTGCATACTCACAACCGCAACAACTACAACCGTCGCAGATTGCTGCCCAGTATGCACCCTTCGTTGAGTTACTCCAACGCCAGGGCATACTCAAGGACCGACAAGCAATACTCGACGCCAACCTGTTAGTCGAAAAAATCGCTAACGGAGGGAGATAAACAATGTCAGACGACTTCGAGAAGCGTCTTAAACAGTTAGAAGACGAGATGGCATCTAAAAATAAGCCAGATGCCGTCATGAAACCGAAGATGTTCGGTATTCCGGCTGAGCAGATGACCCTTCGCAATCATGCACCGGGTACAATGCTACAGAGTCCGGATACTGTACGCAATTTCAACACCATCAGCCACGAGCAAATCTTGAGAGGACCTCTGAGCGAGTTGGTCCAAGATACCGTCGCGAATACTCAAGATGCAATCAATCGTGGTATCTCAACCTCGACAGGCTTCACACCTTACGTCCTTGAGACACCATCGATTCGTATCTTCCCTACTGAGACCCCGTTTGCGAATATGATTCCTCGCGTCGTAGGTAAAGGTACGGACATTGAGCACTGGAAGTCAGTCCTCTCCCTGTTCTATTACAACTCAACCAACTCTGGTCCGTTCGGACAGACTGGTTGGGGTGGTTCTACAGATGGTCAGACTTCGATGAACCCATTTGTGTATAACATCCAGTCGTATCAGTCTACCTACCAGACCATCTGGCAGCCGCAGACAGAAACGTTCCAGGCGCAGTGGAGATCTCGCGCGTTGGAAGGCGACTTGCAGGCACGTGCAAAGTTGGATACTCTCTACTCGCTTAAACTGCAAGAAGAGAACTGGCTCATCAATGCTGCTACAGCGTTGCACACACCACCTACGCCATACCTGACTGCCTCAACTACTGGTGGTAGCCTTGTTGGTTCTCCTACGACCTACTGGATTCAGGTGACTGCTACAACTGCTGCTGGAGAGACTCTACCGTCAACCGCTGCTAGCATCTCTCTGCCGTCAACTTCCGCAGGTTCGATCTCGATCACATTCCAGTCACAGGTGAACCAGGCCACAGGCTATAACGTCTATGTCGGTACTGGTAGCACTCAGCCAGCAAACGGCAGCATGTTCATCTGTGTCTCTGGAGATTTCACACCGTCTGGCCTACCCGCACAGCCTGGTGATCCGATTGGCAACACTTCCGTCACTGCGTTGCTCACGACTAAACCAACCTCCGGTGCGAATCCTCCTGCATCGAATGGTGCAACCACGACTACGAACCAGTTCAATGGCGCGATCGCTCTCTGCTATGCTAACCCGAATGCTCTAACTGCGCCTTCGGTAGGCGAGCAAGGCATGAGTAGCGTCATCATTCAGCCGGGTGCATCTAATGGACAGTTCCAGCTTTCTGATCTCTTCAAGCTCTTCCGACTGATGTACTCGCAGGCAAGAGCGAATCCTGATTACCTGTTCGTGTCTCCAATCGAAGGGGAGACACTTGCACAGTTGATTGGCAACGCTTCCAACTTCCGAGTGGTGACCTCTCCAACGAAGGGCAACGTAGACAAGTTGGCCTTCGGCCAGGCAGTTGGCTCTATCCTCAACCCTGTCACACAGAAGTATGTCGAAGTTGTGGTGCTCCCATACATGGCACAAGGCACTATGATGGCTGGCTCTTGGACGGTTCCGTTCCCGCTGCCATCTGGAGTGCAAGATCCGCCATTCAGAGTCATGCTGAACCAGGATTACACGTACATCGACTACCCACCGTCTATCGCCAACCCACAGCAATGGGGTTGGGCCTACCTAGTTGACGAAGTGCTGGTGAACCAATACCAAGGTGGGTGGGGACTCATCCATGGTATTACTCCACCGTCGATCTTCTAGGCGCTTAGGAGAGTAGCATGACTCAAACGCCAACAAAGCTCCCTCCAGCACCAGTCAACATGTCTGACCTACAAAAGAAGACTATCAAAGGCGTTGAGCAGGACGAGATTTACCAAGTAAGTCTCGTCCTGGACAATGACAACGTCTACCAAGTAGATCTTCCTCGTAGTATCCTTGTCTCTTTGATAAACCCAAAGGTTACTGATGGGTTTATCAAAGTTAAGGTACAGGCAGTTAGCACTGGGTTGCTGCAAGGCGCTGGCTCTCACAGGTTCATTCACACCAGTTTCATCCGAGAAATAGTCTTTAACCAAGACTTACCTGATACCCTCCTCGGAGGTGCCTAATGACAGCTCAGTATCCAGCCCCTCCTGTTAACCAAACTGCAACACCGACATTCTCCGTAGATCCCGTAACAGGTGCTCCACTTTCCCCTACAGACGGCCAGGCAACGAACGTCTCGCAGATCAACGGCCAGACAGTTAACTCCTCAGACGGTAACATGCCCGTTGAGCAAGCTGACCTCACCACTTCGGGAACGCTCAGTGCAGCGCAGTCAACTGAGGGTACACCAGTTGCTAACGCAACTCTTGTACTCAGTGTCGGTTTAGGACAAAGTGCATGGAGAGCCTCTCTCGTAGCCGGTGCAGGATTCACGAGTGCGACAACCATTGTTGCGGACAGGACCGTAGATGGCACTAACTGGATTACAATGGGATTCAAAGTAGGTGGCGCTCTCGCAAACACAACTGTGCAGTCAGTAGTTGGTCCTGGTCCTTTGGAGATCACCGGCAACGCTGCTGGAGCCAATAAAATCCGCATTAGATGCTCTGTACTCAATGGTGGTGAGAGTGTTGTGGTGACATTGCGATCGAGTGCGGGAGTAGCAGACGTCGGATTATTATCTTCCATTCCAGCAGGTTCTAACAATATCGGCAGCGTTACTGCTAATGCTGGTACCAACCTGAATACGTCCCTGCTAGCATTAGAGGCTGGCGGCAACCTGGCCACAATAGCTACAAATACTACTGGAGTAGCTACTGCTGCTAACCAAACTACAGGAAACGCCTCGCTTAGTACTCTCGCTGGTGCAGTCAGCGGAGGTAAGGAACAAGTCAACGTAACGCAGATTGGTGGAGTCTCTACACAGATGAGCACTGCGGATGGCGTTAGCTCTGCCAATGTCCAAGAGGTTAGCAGCACTCAATACAATTCCGGTGGACCACCACTCTCAACCGGCGTTCCAAACGGCCTCTCTCTGGATCGCAAACTAAATACGCAAGGTAAGGGGTCAACGCTCAACTCTGCTATCACTACTACCACAGCGGGGGACACTAACGTCACATTCAGTGTTGCTCCGAAGACCATCACGCAAGGGCAAGGCATCTTACTCTCTGGTTCTGGCACAGTTGAGAAGGTCTACGTCACAACTAACGCCACGATTACATCCACAACGACGGTGTTCCCACTGCAAAGTCCCATCGTTAACAGTGGACAAACATCTGCCTCTTGGGACATATTCGCTGCTGACGGCGCTGCCACAAGTGCAATGACTGCCAATGGGTTAGACATTGCAATAGTCGCAATGAATGATCCGAGTGCGACTAATCCGAAACAATACCGATCGATGGTATCTGCAGCACAGGATGCCATAAGCGGAAAAAGCGTATTAGCGAACAATGCGGTTCTTTACAATGGTACTAATATGGACCGCAAGAGAGGCAACCTCGACAATATCACCATACTCACGGTGGCTGCTCAAACGACTAGCCAGAACGGTGCTGACCAAACCAACTATAACGCCAGAGGTGCAAAGGTCTACTTGAACATGACTAATGTTGGTACTGGATCTGTAACCCTCACCATCCAAGGGAAAGATCCAGTGAGTGGAAGCTACTACACCCTACTTACTGGCGCAGCCGTAGTTACGAACTCCTTCAATGTGTACGAGGTCTATCCAGGAGTAGCAGTGACGACAAACGTGAGTGCATCCACAACTCTACCTCGCACTTGGAGAGTCATCACAACCGCAAACAACGCTAATGCAACTACGTACACATGCAGTGTGTCCTACGTGCTGTAGGAGGTCTTTATGAGCTTTATAGCCCTTGTCCCACCGATCTACTACAACGTCAAGCAATATGGAGCGCAAGGTAATGGGACAACGGATGACACTACAGCCATCCAAACAGCCATCACAACCGCACAAACTGCTGGCGGTGGAGTTGTCTACTTCCCACCAGGTACTTACATCATTTCCAACACGCTTACCATCTCTCACGATAACATGGAGCTAATAGGCGCTGGCTGGTCATCTGCAATTCAGGCAGGGTCTTCTATGCCTGCCGCCCCCATGATCCAAGTAACAGTAAGTAGCACCCAGCACCGGCGCGGTATAAAGATTGCCGAGATGTTTATCAATGGCAATAGCATTACCGGGGTCAGCGGAATTGAGCTAGACAATACATATCAAGCTCTCATTGACCACGTGTGGATACGTTTCTGTCCGGTGAATGGAGTCTACCTCAATGGTGGCCCAAGCAGCAGCTTTGGTGCTTACACTACCATACACGCCAGTACCATTTCTGATGGTGGTGCAGGAATTGGCTTACTCACCTTCAATCACGAGTTTAACACGATTACGGATTGCCTCTTTTCATTCTACAACAGCACTGGTGGATATGGTATGAAACTCCAAAACGGCAACAACAGTATCAAAGGTTGCACGTTTGACGAGTGCGATACCTCCGTGTGGTTGTTCTTCACGCACAACAATAGTTTTATGAGTTGTCAATTCGATCGTGGCCTGACGCAGTTCATTTACCTTAACGGAAGTAAGTTGACATCGTTCATTGGAAACTTCTTCGGTGTCTTTAGCGGTAGTGGCACTAAGTCAATGATTGTTGTGGACAATTCCAGTAACGCTTCCAACAACTTCATTGGGAACTACACACAGACCGGCACGACTTGGACAAATTTTCTGAGCGAGGACGGCGCTACTGGTACTCCCGGAAACACCTATACAGAGAACACTATTGGATCCTTAGCGGTAGTGAGGCACAATGGCGTCTTCAAAAACAATACGGGCTACAACCCGGTAGGTTCACTTACTCCCCCTACAGTGCCGGCCACAACAGTAGCACAAACCAACAGTTTCGGAGTAGACGCTGCGGTCTTTGTGGCTGCAAGTGGAGCCACCATCACTGCAATTGCGATTGGTGGTATCTCCACTGGGCAAACATCTGGTTCTTTTAGAGTGCCTGCTGGACAATCGATAACGCTTACCTATTCGGGAGGAACTCCTACCTGGACTTGGTTCGGAGATTAACTCATGTCTGCATACTCAGCGCTAATCTTATCAGAAGTGGGTTTACAGGCATACTACCGTATGGATGAGACATCCGGCACTGTTGCCCATGACAGTACCAGCCATGCTTACAATGCTGCGTTAAGTGGAAGTTTCACATTGGGGCAGCCGGGAGCAATTGTTGGAGATAGCGACACTTCCATTTTGTTCGATGGTGCGACGGGGATCATTTCTCTTCCCTACACACTTAACTACACGACATTTTCGACACTCTCGCTGGAGTTCTGGACAAATGTCGCAGGTACCTGGCAATACATCGTTATCACGTGCGACGGGAGTAACATCTTTACTTACCTCAACAGTCTTCCCTACTCTGCGAGCGCTACATCAACCGTGGTTGTTGGAGACTTGATAGACTTTGCAGGTAGTTACGTAACCAGCAACTTAGATGAAATTGCTCTTTACAATACGCAGTTGAGTCTTCCTCAAATCCTCAACCACTATGCGACTGCTGGCTATAGCCCGTCATCTCTTACCTTCCCAGCAGTAAATCGTAGAACAGGTTTGTTCTCTGCAACGAATCGTAGAGACGGTGTCATACCAGCGACGAAGAGAAGGTGATGCTCACATGACTTACCAACCGTGGTATGTAACTCAAACATACCCATCCTGGACGATCCCTTTAAATGTGGAGGGTAACGCGGATAATATATCTGGTATATCCTCCAGCGCCCTCACAATGATCTTTCACCCAACAGTTTCACCACCATCGACAGACTTCACGGGAACGGGAACGTTCGCAATTGTCACCTCTAACCCAGCAGTAGTGATGTACACTCCTTCAGCCGGAGACGTGACTAGTAAGTTTACTGGAGATCTGTTCGTCAAAGTAGTGTTTCCTAGTGGTGGAACAGCGATCTATGATCCGATTCCTTTCTCGATCACGGACATATAAAGAGCTAACATGAACACCTACATCACGTGCTTTGACTACTTGAGAGCACCCTCTGGACAAGAAACAGCCTCCCTACTTGGCAACATCGGGCATCTAAGCTCCTCAGTGTCAACGGGTGCAACGTCTCTACCAACCGCTACCCTTACTGTGGCTCTGAACGTCTACGACCAGGTGTACATCTTCGATGGTACAAATAGCGAAGTAGCCATTGTGTCCTTTGTAGCTACCGTTGGCTCCACGCGTGTCTCCGTGCAACCGCTTCAATTCAACCACAATGCCGGGGCGCCTTACTGTAGCGATGGCGCGAATGGGAGTTTAGCCAGTGCTATTTTGCAAGCATCCCAGAGAGTTGAGACATTCTGCCAGCAAGCGCTCTTGCAAACTACTTACGCAGGCGAGCAATCTCCGTTGAGAACCCTCTCAGCGAATATCACGAGCGATGGATACTTGCATTTCCGTACCAGGCATTTCCCGATACAGAGTGTAAGCGCTCTGGCACTGGTACTAGACTCGGTGACAACGCTTACCTTAGACCCAACGCAATGCGTCTTCAACTCTAGAGCGATGTCGGTTGACGTCCCGATCGTGAGTACCCTGAGCAGTACCACTCAACTGCTGTCCGCGTTCCCTCCTTTGACTCAACTCGATCCGGGTTGGTTGCAGTATAGCTACGTAGCTGGTTATGCCTATACATCCTTACCTGCTGACATCCAGAGAGCCTGCGTACTATTCACATCTGAGATCTTGTCAGACAGGTTCAATCCCATGGGTGCAGTAGTTGAGAGTATGGGGAAACGTCACATCTCGCAATATGCTAGAGGTCGCACCACACTAGAAAGTCCAGCGCAGATTCGCGCTTACGAACTGCTAACTCCTTACAGGAGGTTGGCATAATGTCTCAGGTTATACGCGTCAACGTCTCTCGCAGGACCACTTCTGTTGCTAGCAACGTCACATTGCAGCTCGATGTGATGAATCCGCATCTAGCCAGAGACTACGACGGCAATCACCCATTTGACCTCTTTGATGCCTACATTTACTACTTGCCACCAACGACAACTATTCTGCGTGGAGACATCTTCACCGATATCACAAACAACTCTCCATCAACTGGCGCACTGGCGCAATACCTTGTCGTTGGCCGTCCAGAGCCTTTTCCTGATGGGCATGTAGAGTGTGTGGTCAACCAATACGTCGGAGTCAACAACTCATGAGTATAGATTTTTCCGCAGAGTTTGACTCCGAAAGCAAAGCGCTACTCGGCAAGTTTGCTAACCTCGGCGCTCACCTTGCAGAAGCAGCCGCATGGAGAGGAGAGGTACAGAGCTTTGGTTCAGATCTTGCTCAAGCCATACAAAGTACAGCCTCAAGTGCATTCACAAATGGTACTGGCGAACTCGCAGGCAGCTTTGAAGTCACTATGACAGGTACGGGCGCTGAGATTGGGTCAAATATCCCATGGGCAAGACGTAGAGAGTTCGGCTTTTCGGGTATGACTGACTCTTTGGGTAGGTTTTATCCGAACGATCCAGGCAAATTCTATGTTGCAGGCGCACTGTCACAGTTATCACCAGAGATACCAGGACGATTTACGAGCGCAATCGGATCTAGTATCGCGGAAGCATTGGGGTGATGGTAGATGGCATTACCTAACACACTGGCTGTTATGCAGCAGATCCAGTCGCTCATCAATGCGCAAACCAATGCTGCCGGGTATAAAACAGTCGCATTGGAAGCAATCAAAGACTGGCGTGGACTCGATCCCATTTGTGAGATTGCCTTCGTCGGCGACGACAGTAACCACTTCGCTCACGGGGGCAAGATCGAAGACGTACAGCGTTTTCGGATTGCAACTGGTGTCCTCTTTGCAGATGACTCTGATCCTACTGTAACTCCTCTCTCAGTTATCACCACGCTTACTGCTATACGAGATGTCGTTGTACCTCTCTTCCAACAAAAAGCCTACTTGGGCGGTCTCACTGGCGTGCAGGATAGCAGAGTTAGGGAGGGATCGTTCAGGATAGGCTTTCTCACAGTTTCAGGGCAAGACTATCTTGTCCATACTTTTGAGGTTGAGGTTAGGTCTATGTACAACATCGTAGTGCCTGACGGAGGCTAACTTGAATACTCGCACTTATCACATGTACTTTTCTGGAGCTATCCCTGGTGTGCCTGGACCTAATCGTGGTCTTTGGCCTGGTGGACAATCTGTCGTCGTAGACGAAGACACCAACCAAGCAATAGCAACCTATCCCATTGGCAAACCACTTGATGCCGAACCTGCTGTTGAGGTAGTAGAAGCTCAAGTAGAACACATAGAGGAGGCTGAATAAGCTATGCCTTCAACAGGTTTAGGTAGTATAGGGCTTGCTTTTGAACCTACTACTATCAATCCAGGAGAGCAAGTAGATAACAACGGCTCTCCAATCTTGACCCTCCAAGCGGTAGCGGCAACGCTCTCAGCTACAAACCAACCAACTGGCTCTACTGGTATGCGTTGCCATGTGTACGTCTACGGTAACACAGCGTCAGGCACAGTTACTATTGCTGGTACGGATATCAATGGTAACTCCATCACGGAGACTTCGCCAACGATTCCAATCTTTGATAACACGCTACAGTCAAACGAGGTAGCCAGGAACGAGTATGTCACCACGAACGTGTACGGTACAATCAGCGCATCCGGCATCACAACAACTGGTTTGACCAACGGCACATTCAAGATTGGTGGCATTCCTGGAGCCAAATCATTAGCACCCGGCATTGCAAAGATCGATGGTAAGTACGATATGTACTCACCAGATGAACATCGAGCCATCGGTGATCGCCATACGCACAAGGTACAGACCATTAAAAGTGTCGATGTCGAACTCACCACGACTTTGTACCCGAATTCGGCCTTGTGGGTGCCTTATGGCATTCTGAGTAATACGCTCTCGACATCTATTACGACATCTCCTGGTTCTCCGACATCGCTGCTCTCTTCTACAGCAGTGTCCGGCTCTCCTCTGTCTTTGACCACACAACCAACGGCTCCTGGTATGCACCTCATACTAGCGTTAACTGGTACGAGCGTTGCAGGCAACTTTGTGATTACTGGCACAGATGCCGCTGGAGAAGCCCTAGTTGAGACCGTCTATGGCTCAGGTACTAACCCAACTGTGTACACCGTTAACAGGTTTGCAAGCGTCGGCTCTGGCGGCATTGTCGTGACTGGCTTTACATCGGGTAGCGTTACGGTCACGGGCGTGTATGGTTGGAACAGATCTTGGCTGCCATCGATTACGAATCCACCCTATACGAACACCCTTGAGTGGTTCACCGGTTCAGCTTCTTGGACTGTGCCAGGTGTGGCTTGGTCAGAACTCGACTTGAAGTACGACGTCAAAAAAGAACTCTCCGTCGCTATGAAGGGCATGGGACAGGATCAGTTGCCAATCGGCAGCCAGCTCACTACTCCCATGACTGCATCTAGAGTGAGTGCGCTTGCACAGCCGGTAGACACACCAGTCGCTGGTTGGCAGTGCAACGTGTACTTTGATCCACTATCTGGCACTCCAGGTACGACACAGTACGCCTACTTGATGGATGGTGGAATCAAGATTACGTATCCACTAGAAACAGTTCACACTCTCTATAACAAGCAAGTCTACACAGTCTTGGGTAGGGCAAAGTATGACGTTGCTGTCGATGGCAAGATCGTCTTCGTCGATGTCGTCCAGTACGAAAAGTTCCGCTCGGATGTCAAGCAATACCTCGTATTCAAGTTCTATGGCAAGAACACAGGAGCGGGCAACATCTTTGAGGTCGATGTCACCATACCATTCAAGTTCACCAAATTTGTTGAGACATCCACACCTACGGACAAGTACCCTATGGGTGAGTTCTCTGGCATTGGTGAGTACGATCCAGCCATTGGCGCCTCCTACAAAATCAGTTGGCTCAACTCCGGTTGGAACCCAAGCTTCACAAGTTAAGCTCAACAATCTATACGGTTGATTTTACGTTCAAAAAGCTTTGAGTCATAAATTAGACTCTACAGCGCTAAAAGCACGTATATCAACCGTATAACCGTATTAATGCAAGGATTAAACCATGGGTGCTTTTAGAAAAGCAGACGAGATTACTGTCTCTGGTAAGCCTGGTTGGGAGCCTGGAGAGTACATCAAAATTAAGGGTGTAATGACCGTTGGAGACCAGAGAAAGATCGCTGCTCTCCAGGCTGGTGGCACTGTGGATGTGGATCTAGTTGCTATGCTGGACTGCATGGTTATTGAGTGGAACCTCTTTGGAGACCACGGGCCAGAACCACTCAACCGCTACAATATCGAACGCCTCCCTACCTACTATTCAGATCCAGTTGCAGAAGAGGTTATGAAAGTCGTCAACAAGGGGAAACTTGCTGACCCTTTAGCTTCTATGAACGGTGTAAAGACTCCTTCCTTGGCAATGTAAAAAACAATGCTGACGTGCCTCCTGAAATTGTAGAGCAAGAAATGCTTAAAGTGTTTGGTGGTTGGCTGTCCTATCTTGAAGTCCCTCTCGACATCCTCGAAAAACATCAACTGGTCTACCTCTCAAGACTAGACGCTGAAAAGACTCAACAAGAAGAGGTTGAGCGTCAACAACGCCTGCAAGCATTAACCGCTCCCTGAGAAAGATGAAATGGCTGGAGAATATAACCTTAGCGTTATCCTAAGTGCCAGAAACCAAGCTGCTGGCGTCCTTTCTGGGTTCGCAAGCCAACTTGGTGGAGTAGGTACGGGTCTATTAGCCGTTGCTGGGATTGCCGTTGGTGTAGGAGCTGCTTCCATTAAGATGGCCGGAGACTTCCAGCAGGGAGTCACCCAACTTGTTACTGGCGCTGGAGAGTCTACCAAGAATATCGGCATGATTAAGCAAGGACTGCTTGATATGTCCGTACAAACAGCTACCTCGACAACCGCTCTGACAAATGGTCTCTATATGATCGAGTCTGCTGGTTATCACGGCGCAGCAGGTCTCCAAGTCTTACAAGCAGCCGCGATGGGTGCCAAAGTTGGAAACGCTGACCTGGCTACGGTAGCAGATGGCCTGACAACTGCGATGACCGATTATAACATCCCAACCAGCAAGGCTGTCGATGTTACCAACTTGTTAGTAGCCACTGTGGCCAACGGCAAGACTCACATGCAGGATCTTGCCTCATCCCTCTCTGTGATCTTACCAACTGCTGCTGCATCTGGCGTGGGTCTCAATCAGGTCGCTGGTGCTATGGCGACCATGACGGGAGAGGGTATCTCTGCACGACAAGCTGCGCAAAGTCTTCGCATGACTATCATGGCGCTGGATGCGCCATCTGCTTCCGCTCAAAAAGAGTTCAAACTCATGGGGCTGTCATCTTCCGAAGTAGCCTCCAGGATGAAAACAGATCTCCCTGGAGCACTCAAAGAGATTACCGACGCGGTTGGCAAGAAGTTCCCTGAAGGATCTGCCGGATATATGGCAGCGCTTAAAGCAATGCTTGGTGGGAACAACCAGATGCAAGGCGTGTTGGACCTGACCGGTGCGCATATGGCAACGTTCAAGGGCAACGTAGCTGGCATTGCCAATGCTGTGAGTGGTGCCCACGGTCAAATCAACGGATGGGCATTAGCGCAGCAAGACTTCAACTTCAAGCTACAGCAGGCGCAGATGGCCGCTAACAAGTTGATGATCGAGTTGGGTACAGCTCTCATACCAGTGGTGCTCAATCTGATGAATGGCATACAAAACGTCATTTCGACAGGCCAGCGCTTCATCAGTTGGCTATCTGGTTCCAGTGCCGGTGCGACCGCGACGAAGATCGCCCTGGTCGTCTTAGGTGGAGCTATATTAGGTTTCGCTGCTGCGGCAATACCAGCGCTAGTTGCGGGCTTCGTTGCCTGGGCTGCGGCTGCATGGACTGCCGCCGCAGGTACCATAGCTGCGACCTGGCCGTTCATCCTCATCGGTGCAGTCATTGCCCTGGTAGTAGTTGGGATCGTACTCGCCATCCAGCACTGGGGTCAGATCATGGCCTGGCTACGTGGAGTTTGGACAGCCTTCACTAGCTGGTTTGGTGGAATCATGTCCAACATTGGATCGTTCTTCCACAATGTTTGGAACGGCATCTCTACCTTCTTTGTCAACGTGTGGAATGGGATCGTTAACTTCGCGAGGGCAGCACTAAACAACTTCTTGAATGCCTTCACTGCACCATTCAGAGCTATCGGCGCACTGTTCATTTGGCTCTATAACCACAACTACTACTTCAAGGCGTTGGTGGACACCATTCGCATCGTAACGCAAGCCGTACTGTCCTGGCTGCAAAACGCTTGGCAAGCAACCGTCAACTGGATAGTCAACGCGTGGAATTGGCTGAAAGGCACTGCCACATCCGTGTTTAACGCAGTGAAGGACGCGATTATGGGTCCAGTCAACTGGGTCGTTGGCTGGCTGACTGCCTTGTGGAATGCAGAGGTACTCGGAATACAAATCATTTGGAACAAGCTGTCAGGCTTTGCACAAAACGCGTGGAACGCCGTTGTCAATGTCTTCCGATCCGTTTGGGGACCGATTGGTAGTGCGCTATCTGGCCTGTGGAATAACATCTCAAACTGGTTCAGCAATCTAGCGTCACAAGCTTTGCAATGGGGTAAGAATCTCATCCAAGGGTTCATTAATGGTATCACTAGCATGATCGGCGGCGTCATTAATGCAGCCCAGGGTATTGCGAATGGAGTCAAGAACATTCTAGGCTTCCACTCGCCAGCGAAAGAAGGTCCTGGTAAGGACGCAGATACGTGGTCTCCTAACTTCGTGAAGATGTACGCAGCAGGCATCCTAGCTGGTATACCAGCGGTCAAAAACGCGGTCAATCAACTTGCAGGCACACTCCAGCCAGGCGTCAACATAGGCATTGGCAGTGCTGGAGCAGCATCACGTTTGGGTACCTCTAGCGGACAGGTCATCAATGCGCCAATCAACCTCACAGTAAATGGCTCTGTTGTAGATCACACCAAGCTCCTCAAAGACCTACAAGTACAGCAGGACAAGCAATTCCGGCAGCAAGGCATCCACGTAGCTATTCGTAGCGGAGGGAAGACAGCGTAAATGTGGACCGTTATCAATAACATTGATCGTTCCGACAACGTGATGATCGATAGTGCCACTGTAGACCTCGCAATGGGAGATACGCTCTCAACGGCGAGCCTGAGAGTCAAAGATCCTGGATCGCAAATACCACTAGCAATAGGGCAAACCGTCATGATCTGGGACGAGACTGCACTACCAGACAGTAGCTCACAAACGGTGCCCTCTCTCAATCTTATCATCGACCCAAGCTTTGCCTTTGGTGGTGCAAACTATGTAACTTCTGGCACCAATGCAAGTATTATTACATTCCCGTCATTTAGTGCGCTTTGGACTTTTAACAATCAAACCGGGTCTACCATTGCCGCAGATGGGCGTATCACACAAGACACGATGCCCGCAGGTTATGTCACTCCGGGGACACAATACATCTTTTCTGCATATGTCAGAAGCACTTCTGCGACCAACGTGGCGTTCTATATGGAAATCAACTGGCAAGATGCTAATCGCAACGCATTGAGTACCACCTCAACAGTCTACAATAGCAGTTTCACCAACTTCGCTACACCACCAGCGTCACAAAAGAGATGTTCCGTATTTGGCACTGCTCCAGCAAACTCGGCTTTTGCACAGTTACAGATAGGCTGTTACCCAACAGTCAGTGGAACCAACTCTGGCACAGTAACAGTCACCACACTGCAACTCGAGCCAATGTGGTTTGTAGGTCGAGCGCTTGCTAATGGCTCTGTTGTGACGTATCCCACGCCAGACTGTAACTTCTACCAAGTCACAACTACTTTAATGCCGGACAACACATTCGCTCGCACTTGCAGACTCTTCTTAGGTACGATTACGAATCTGCAAGTAAACTATCAAGGCACAACGAGAGACTGGGCAGTAGATTGTACCAGCACTGGTGACCTATTAGAACATGGTGCTCTCATTGAGAAGGCATACACGAGTCAAACGGATGCCTTTATCATTGGGGATATTATCTCAACGTACTTTAGTGGTGTACTGTCAATCGGACAAGCAAACAGCAGCCAACCTAGCACGACTGTCTTTACAGGGCCAACTATCGACTCGATCTCTTGGACAGATGTGACGTTCAGAGAGGTCTTGAATAACCTTACAGATGCATCGGGCTTTAGTTACTTCCTTGACGCTTACAACTATCTCAACTATCAGCCGATCCCGTTTGACTATGCAAACCTACAGGTCTCTGACCAGAACGTAGATTACGCAACAGTCTTCCCTCCTGGTGACTATCAACTCACGTATGACGGAACCCAAATGCGCAACAGCGTGAAAGTCACTGGAGGTAAGTTTGTAGCAACCGATCAAGATGTGTTCTCTGGAGACGGTTCGACCAAGACGTTTACGCTCGACCATGCGCCAGTCAATATTATCAATATCACGATTGGTGGATCAACGTATGCGCCGACCTCAACCAACAAGATAGGTGTTACCGGTCAACAGAAAAACGGTACTGGTGGCGTTGTCGCTCTCATGTCTCCACAGTCCAAGCACGTTACTTTCAATACTGCCCCGGCTTCGGGCAGTAGCAACGTCGTGATTACTTACTCATTTGACAGTCCAGTGGCGATCTTGACCGAAGCCAATGCCAGTGTCGGGCAATACGGCAGGCGCATGAGCAAGGTCAACGACTCTTCACTTACCTCTAACCTGGCCGGGCAGCTACGTGGGGAGTCGGAACTAGCTGCGTGGTCTCAACCCGTGACCGATGTGCAATTCACTTTGACGTCGCAATACAACAATGGCTCTCCGGTACCGACGCTTGTCTACCCAGGCACAACGATCTACTTTTCGAGTTCGCTAGATGGTATCACCAAGCAACCGTTCGCAGTACAAACCGTTGAAATAACCTCTCCAGGTGGGGGCGTCAACATCTACAAATACAACTGTTGCAAAGTATATCGCCCCAAGATGCTTGACCTGCACCGCAACACCATTAAAACCATCGCCAGATCCACCACAGATCCATCTAGCGCCGTCGCCCAACTAACCTACGAAACTGTAGAGGAGAATCTCTACTATTCCGATACTGTTACGCATACTCCATAAGGCCAACACTGATGACTGACAACATGTTGTTCGTGGGTCGTATCAGAACGCGCTGCCTGCCGCCTATCACTAAGGAAGAGTTTCTAGCGTGGTGGCCCAAGTTGTCAGAGCGGGAGAGAGACCAGTATACCGTCTACGAGACGAAAAACTTGATTACCACAGCCGGTAGGGCACAATTGCTCACGTATATCGGTGCAGCAGCTCTATCTGCCCCTGTTGTGCCGTTCGCTATGTACTTCGCGGTTGGGACTTTTCCGATCAATACAGTCAACCCTGGAGATACTGCTGTTAATGGGGAACTCTTTAGAGCTGTGCCGACCACTTCAACTGTAACCGGCAACACTGTCGATATCAGTACGTTTTTCAGTACGTCAGATGCCAATGGCACATACACGAACTGTGGCATCTTCGGAAACAACGCCACGAGCACACCTGGCTCTGGTACGCTTGTGACGCACGCTCTCTATTCCTACACCAAAACGGTGTTTAACTCCCTCACCAACGATTACCTCATTACGTTGAACTAACCACAATGGAGACCATGACCATGCCTGGACCCGATGAAATCCAACAGGCATTCCAGAAGGCAAAGCTATTATGCAACAGCAAACGCCACAAGACCTCGCAGGAGTCTCTTACCGACTCAGTGCAGTCGAGCAGGAGATCAAGGCTCTGCAAGCTCAACTAGGTCAGTACGTGCCAGCCAGAGAGAACGACTTGCAACTCGCTTCCATCCGATCAACGGTTGAACGCATTGAACGCGATGTGTCTACTGCAAGCAAGCAACTTGCGGAACTCAACACGAAAATGGCTGTGCAGGAGATCGCCTCTAGAGAGAATCAGAGCAAGCTCTTGAATCGCGTCTTGTGGAGTCTTGTTGGTGGAGGCGGAGCCATAGTAGTGGGTGTGCTAATCTTTGTCCTGACGCACGCATTAGGCGGTGGACTATGAAAGAAAAAACATTACGAGCATACGCGTGGGCTAAAAACGTGTTTGGAGTCATCTGCTTGTTGTGCCTTGGTGCACTATCCCTCTTTTCGGTGATTGTGCATCCCTACGATATCATCAACGCTACTGCAAACCAGGCTACTAGAGCGCAGTTCATTTCAAAGGATGCGCTACTGCTTGAGTATACTCCGGCCTCTCAGCTCACCACGCGAACGACGGCAATTAGTGAGTTACAGGACATCCTGCCAAACTTCCAACAGGAAGAGGCGTACCTATCTACTCTTAAAGCGAGCAACGTCAAGTTGCTAATGCTGCGCGTGAGTCAAGATTATACGCCGATGGATGTGGCACTCAAAGCACTGCTTGCTAGTCCAACGAAGACAGACCCTATACAAGTCGGTATCATCCTCCAGCACGAAAAAACGTACACTTTGGGCATCAACCAAGTAGTAGCCGCGATGCTGCAAGACCTCGACGACATACAGCAGCAGATCTTTGTTATTGATCTTGTGCTGTTCTCGCTCCTCATTCTACTCGCAGGAATGGACTCTGCCCTCATGGAACGTCACACTCGTGCTGTATCATCAAGTGGAAGCCGTGCCTCTTAATGCCTGGAGTAGTTTCTCCTTGACATCTTTCCGGGCTTGCTCAAGCGTGACGAAGTTGAGTTGTGGGACAAAGCCATGAGCGACCACAAACTTGAAGTACATCCCCAACGTCATACGCTCCTCGATATCCGCCGCTAGACTCTCAACTAACTCTTGAGGTATCTGCCTACACATCACAACTGGACTACTCTTGAGTACTATCCTCTCCTGCTCGAAAAACAGGCTATCCACGGCGAGCGCTAAGAAATGCTCTTTCAAGAAGTCAATCAAGGCTGCGTCATCGTTTAGGACACGCTCAATGTTCTCTTCGATTGTGGGTTCTCGTTCCTGTTCCTGCATACCATCCGCTCCTCTCTATCTACTATGCTTCTTTCGCCACTCCCAGATTTGATTGTCTACTTCCCTTGGAGTAAGCCCAAGTTGTGCAGCAGCGACACGCACGAGGGCTTTCATCTCATCGTTCGTTAGTGCATGACCAACGACTTGCTCCAGGTAATTGTAAACATGCCTATCGATCTTCACCGCGTTCTCATCCCCGGACAACATCCAGAAGTAGTCATATGAGATCCCGCTTCCTTGACCCGTTATCCCCTGAATTGTTGTTGCAAAATCGTGGTTTCGTTGTAAATCAGGATGCAAATCCTGGAAATACTCGATACCATATGCCACTAACACCTCTGCAAACTGTAAACTTGCCTCCGCTTTACGAATACTGCTCCTGATTGTCGTCGAAGTCCATTGACGATTGTTGAGCACTGTCTCCATAAACTGATCTGATCCCATGTCCCGACCAATCTGAACAAACTGGCTTAACGGTTCTTGAGCATCCGCTCTCAAGAAAACCTGACGATCTGGTCTATACGTCACAGGGATACCTCGCCAGGCAACGTATCGTGTTGACACGTTTCTCTCTGCCTCAGCCCGCGTGTTGATCGAGAAGACTGCTGAGAGGACGCACAGCGAGAGGTGTGCATATTTTAGCTCTGGGAGATCTGGTGCTGGTGGAAGTTGTTGCAATGCTTGGACAGTGCGTCGAAGGTCCTCACGAGTGACCATTAAGTATCTCCTCTTGCGTAGCAATGGGCGCAAAACGGATATACGAGCGATTTCTGTTCCCCTATATAAAGTATAAGCTATGCTTTACACCACGGGTAAATCAACCGTATACGTACGTTTAACCGTATGTTGCGTCGAGATGCTAATCCTACTTTCCGTCCTGGGAAGGCCCAGGGCTGTCTTCGATGAGCATGTGTACAGATATGCCAAGAGCGTCGGCTAAACGACCAAGCGTGAAGGTTGTGACCTCAGCAAATGGGTCATGCACAAGTCGCTGGACTGTTCGATAATCCAGATCTGCTTTCCTGGCCCAACTCGCTATACTAACCCCATGCTCGGTTGCTATTTCTTTGACTCTCAGGCGTATCATAGCTCTATCCTCGTCTATACACTCAAGTTGAGTGTAGCAGAACCTAGAGCCTCTTACTACAGGATGCTACCGTACAGCACTAGAAGCTATACAGCGCAGCCTATAGACTGTAGTGTATACATAGTAGGTCAAATGCGTGCGGGATTGCAATAGGGGCAGAGGTGATACACAAGCATACTTTTTGGTACTAGACATATACATTTGCATTTGTTATAATGCCTGCGTTCCATTTTATCTCCCCAGGGAAAGACATGAGGAAACGCCTATGCCTTCTCTGGAAGAGCGCGGAGACAAACCGCAAAACAGAACGAATGCGAGGTCCAAGCATTCGCCTGCAAATATACGGACTGATCGACCACCTGTGACTAAGACGACGTCAAATCACAAACGGGCTAATCCCGTAGCGTGGTTTACGACGATGGCAGTCATGCTGGGCTACGGAATGTACCAGCATGACAACACTGTGCTATTCTCGGTCATGATTCTGGTGACAGTTGGTTGTGGATACGGCCACGCAGTCGAGGTGCTGTTCAAGTACCTGAAACTGAAAGCGCCCTCCGACTAGTTCGGGACGCAAGAAGAGCAGTGATCCCCAGCCTGCTCTTCTTTTTTTTTATGGCTACACGAGCTTGCGTTCTTAGAAAAAGTGTGCTAATATGCAGTTGTTCTATGTGTTTACACAGTTGTTATGCAACAAGTAAAACACGAGGTCAAATAGTGAGTTGGCTTTAGAAGCCGCTTTGCTGGTGTGCGGAATGAGTAGCATGTTGTGAACATGTTACTGTCTCAAAAACAACTGCCCGTACGGGCTTGGGGGTTCGAATCCCCCCACCGGCACTTGGAGCGCTTTGACGCTCAACCATACGTGACCTCTAGCATAACAACGTGCAGTTGTTTACTTGGAGGTCATTTTTATGCTCATTACCGCAGCCATCGAAGAGTATCTGGCTTGCAAATCCAATGCTCTTACCCACTCGACTTATCGCTGGTATACCTGGGCACTCGATAGTTTTGCTCAATGGTGTACCGTCAACCACCTCACTGAGTTGAGCGAGATCACTACTGCTCAAGTCCAACGCTTTGTTGCCTCTAACCCTAAACTGAGCGACAACAGCAAACACCACAAAGCGCAGGTTCTCAAAACCTTCCTAAGATGGTGTGCGCAAGACGATGAACTAGGCGTGAGAGAACGCACTGTGAGACGTATCGAAATGCCAAAAGTTGCTCAGCCTGGCGTCGAGATCTACTCGGAGACAGATATCAAACGGTTATTGGCAGCGTGTGAAGCCGTGAGACATCCGCTCCGAAACAAAGCGATCCTGCTGATATTGCTGGACACCGGAGTACGTATCGCTGAACTCTGCTACGACAATAGCCGACCAGAGGAGAGCACTGGCTTGCTTTTGGAGAACGTCATCCTCGGACGACGTGGTATGGAGTCCTACATCATCGTCATGGGTAAAGGTCGTAAAGTGCGTTCAGTGAAACTCGGCGATGAGAGTCGCATCGCTGTGCAGAGATATGTCAACCGAGAGAGAGCACATTCTGAGTCTCCCTATCTGTTCTTGGCACAAGGAGATGAACCTCTCAGTACACGGATGCTCGATCAACTGCTGGATAAGCTCGGTGTCATAGCAAAGGTACCAAATACACATGCGCATCGCTTCAGGCATACGTTCGCTATCAACCAACTGATGCATGGCACTGCTGATCTTGTCTTGATGCAACTCCTGGGTCACACGACATTGGAATCGACGAAGATCTACACCAGAGCACTATCACAGCTACAAGCACGTCAAGCATCGATCAGCGTTGCTGATGCACTGCATGGTCATCGCAGACGAATGAAATAACAATGCATTGAAATCACTGCATTGAAATAACACTGCATTGACTTGATGGACTCGATTGATGCGATGACCATGCAAAGAGGTAGATATCACTCGATACCTACCTCTTTGCTAGCCTTGATCGTTCGCATCAATCGAATCTTCGTCATCGTATACCGGCTCAAGTAAGAGTAAGCCAGCATAGCACAGGCGTTGGCCTCTACTGCCATCCTGGCGAAGACCAGAGGGATTACTTTCTTTATAACCTGCCCCGGTGGCTAACTTCTTCAACACTGCATTGAATGCTTCTCTGGATACTGGCACTGCATTGAGTTCAGTGCATCGAGCATAGTAGTGCTCATAGCACTCCCATTGTGCAGTGATAGCCTTAGCATTGAACTCTGCCCACTCACTAAACCACTGCGTTGCATCATAGAGTTGTCTCTGCACAGGTTGCAGTGTTTCCATTGCATCGTTGTCAATGCAGTGCTCTTCAAAGACGTTGAACGTCGCAATGTCGATACTCTTTGCATCTACGCGTAAGAATGCGTACATAGATGCATTGTCAGCGTAAGGGACTCTTGCATACGTAAGACGGCCACCAGTACTAATGATGACGTTGCCTTTCACCCCGCGATTCAACCAATCCAGATCCAGCTTTGTCTCCTGACCGAACAAGTACTTCTTCGTCATAGCATCAGGTACGCCAGGTGCGATGACAGTTCTGAAGCAGTCTTGTACGCCAGAACTCAACCCGATCGTTTGTACTTGAAAATCAGTCGATGCGACGATGCAGAATACTTTGTACTGGCGACCTGTACGCAGAATCTTACCTACGGCTGTTGGTATCTCTTTGCCACATTCGCTGACGATAGCAGGTAGCTCATCGATGACGATCCAGACCGGGTCCCACTCTTCAGCAGTGCCATCGCGTTCTTCTTGTTGACGTTGACCAATGAGATCTAACACTCCTTGAAAGAAGTTCGGCATTGCTTTGTACTTGCAAACGATGCCAGATAGCAATGAACTGACTGCACGAAGGTCTGTTTTTGCTTTATCGTTCTTGACTGGTGCCCACATGGGATTCACCCAATAGACATATGAAAATGGAATCAGTTGCATTATCAGTAACAACTCAATGTTTGTCTTACCGGAACCCGTTGGTCCTGGCAAAGCAATGTGATACGACGATGCAGGATTGACTATTACGTGGCGCTGAGCATCCTCCAATGCCAATAACAACTGTTCTGCTGCCGGTGCAAAGCCTTGCCATATCAGGTCTGACACAGAGATGTCACTAGTGTTGGACGTGACGCCAATCAGGTTTCTACGCGACAGCGTTGGCATCGCTTCTACTGGAGAACTCTCAGGGAACCTACCAAGTAATCTATCACGGATAGACCTGTTGGCACTCAGCGCAGGCAGTGCATCGGTGCTAGGCAAAGACGCTTCTTCTGCCTGGACATGAGAGGAGGGGAGAGGCAAAAAGCCTCTCCCGAACGCTACAAAGTCTTCTCCGTGACGCCAGGCAACGTAAGCTGCTGCTGCGCCGATGAACGCGCCTAATGGCCCTGCATGGGAAAGTGCAACGGCTGTCTCTGCGACTGCAAGTGTGCCAGCGGACATTCCCAATTGCAATCTTGTGACTTTGGGAGAGTGCTCACGCATGACTACCTCCTAAACTCTACAAACGCTCTCTCTACGCACGCGATACCAGCGACTAACCCAAAGACTACAATGAATGACGTGACACCAGCGAACAAGAGTTGTCCGAGCCAACCACTTGAAAGTGTTCCATAGTTGTAGTCAGTGAAGCCATTCAGCGCCATCAGGATAACTGCACCAGTTCCATACCAGCGACGAAGCTTGTCAGATGACGCTCCGACTGCGTGCGCAGTGACTTCATAGGCCACAGAGACGATCAATGTGATAATCTCCATCCCCCATCCGACTGCAACGGCTTCAGCTAGAGGGCCGCTTAGTTGGCCTGATACGAACGCTGGGAGTTGCAGAAACAATTGCCAATTGGCATTGCTCAACGATACAGTACTCCCGCCGAGTATATAAGCCTCCGTCGTCTGGATCTGCAAGAGCGAAGAGGCAACGAACACAGCTAGAATCAAACCACCTACGATAATAAGCACTAGCGGACTAGACCCACGTTTGACGACGGTTGGTTGCACAGTGTTAGTTGACATGTTGTCCTACCTCCTGGATGTCAGTAACTCTACCTGCTGGTAGCACTTGCCGCTCCATATCAAGGAACAGTTGCTTTACGTATTTGTCAGCTTCTAACTGTTCCTTCTTCGCCTCTGCCATTGCTCTACGGTCGCGTGCCTCTTGAGTAAGCTCCTTTATCTTGTCTGCTACCGTCTTTACTTCGATTGGAATGGCAATCGCAATCGCGAAGTCTGCGGATGTCGTACCAATCGCACGAAGGGCGATGATAGACCACGGTAGTATTACAGCCATAGTAGGGCTGAGCAAGCTCGCCCCAGCTAAAGCAGCGAACTGCGCTACTGCAGAGACGAAGGCCAATGCTGCCCACGTCCAAGCAGCTACTCTAAACTGTTTTTGCATCTCCGGTAGTGCGTCTTTTGGTGCTAAGATCATCCGTTTGCGAAACCTGTGCAAAGCGAATGTCATCACCATCAAGATTGCCTCGAAAAAGATCGTCATCATCAGGATCGCAACAATCGAGGCAATGTTGGTGTTACCACCGATGAGGAACACTGCTATGTCTACTCCTACGGCAGCAACTAAACCTGCTGGGCAGATAAGCGTTCCCCAACTGATGACATGTCGGCGAATCGTCTCATCGCTAGTTTCAACATCAGTGCTTCGATGTGCCTCACGAAGCTGCTCATCGGTTTCGTCGAAGTACACTTGAGCGCGATCAGCAATTCGACGTTCTTCATAGTTGACGACATTCTCCGTCATCGTCGTTGTCGTCGTGCGCGAAGCAACTTGCAGTTTCTTCTGCTCTGCTGTCCTTGCCAATGACATCTGAGTCTTCCACCGATTGTGCTCATCCAGGCATTGCTTGTTGTGATACGAAGTGCCCTTTTTCAAGGGCACTATCGATGTGCATTTTGGATTTGCACACCTCTTTTCATCTGGCATCGTTGTTACCTCCTTCGTCTGGCTAGCTCTCGATCACGCGCGCGGATGAGAAACGCGAGATCGTCTGCGTCAACGAACTTGTAATCGATTAGCTGAACTAATCTATCTATCATGTAAGCGATGTCGTAATCATCGTATAGTTGAGTCTCACCCGTTGTATAGCCCGTTAAGAACTGAAACAGTTCTCTTGCAAGTTCTTTCTGTGACATCGATGTGACCTTTCTACCATTGAGTCTTGTTTTTCTTGCGGCAATTGCACACAAAATGCGCTAGCTGTACGTTTGACGGCTCATGTGTACCACCTTTTGAAAGCGGCTTAACATGATCTAAAGACTTCGACATCGGGTGTGGATACTTCAGAGTTTGATCGACTGGTTGCAAGCAGAGCTGGCAGATCCAATCGTCGCGTTCGTAAATCTCCCGATGGTTGACTGGCGCGACGTATGCACTACGCTTGCGGGCATCGTACCTATGAGCGTACTCAAGAACCCTTTCGGGATTATTCTTAGCCCACTGGCGACAACTCTCCCGCTCTTTTTCTCGGTTGCTAGGATTGTCATAGTACTTACGAACGCTCTCACGGACTTTTTCTGGGTAGGTTGCATCGTACCAGCGAGAATGCTCACGATTTTTCTCCCGATTGGCGGCATCATACTTACGACAGTACTCGCGCGCATTCTCTGCATTTTTTGCATACCATCTACGATCATTCTCGTTGGTACACCTTTTACACAGAGAGCACAACCCGGACTTCCTCTGGCGATCTCTTCCGAAGTCGCTCTCTGTTAAGTCGTCTCTTTCGCACTTTGGACAGTACATCTTATCGTTTGTGCTCCTCTTGATTGTCCTCGAACCTTATATTATAATATAAAGTAAGAGCATGTAATGCTTGTTGAGTGAGGTCCAAAAACGAAAGGGCGACGTCTGCTAAACTTCTGCCGTTTCGTTTTTGGTTGTACTTACAGGTGACGACAATTCAATCACAGTGAGCGTGAACGCCAAGTAGTTGATTAAATCGTGCGCACTATCAACTACGTGATCTCTCGATCCACCTTCTGCTAGGTTTTTCAAGCCCGTTTGCAAGCGCATCCACTTCTGGCGCGAAAATTGCATACACGTTGTTGGCTCATCTCCGAAGTACTCAAAGAGCGAGTGCTCGTTGTCTGGAGAGTTGTACTCCAACGCTCTCGCCTGGACGATACTCTGGCAAGCCGAAAGCACTTCGAGATAGTGAGCATAGAATTCCGAATCTGTGTACGTCATTGACCTTCTCCATTGATTGCTAACCGGTAAAACCTTATAATTTACCTAAGAGGGACTTAATACGACTTCTGAATGCGAGAAGGCTCAAAGGATTCTTAGCAGACACTTGAGCCTTTTCTCTTTGCACTACTCTCCTCGGCTCTCGATCATAGCCTTCAACGCCAGGTAGTCTTCTTTGTGAACGAGGCGTTTCCGACCGTCCAATGGATCAAACTCTAGCTTTTTACCAAGCTGCCGCAAGCGATATGACAGTACGGGTGCGTCCATTCCTAGTTGGGTAGCGACCCACTTCTGCGGGAGCAATGCCGGTAAAGAGTCTTCGTCTTCCCAGTTGATTGACATCGTATCTTCTCCTTTCTTTTGTTTCTCTTATTTATATAATATGATACAATCCACTATAAAATCAAGAGATATCGATTAATGTTTTTAATCGATATCCGTCAAGACCACGTGTAATCATTATCAATACTGTTAACATGTAAAACACGAGAGATAGAACTATCTCTCGTGTTAGGTTTACTACAAGATGTAACCCGATTAGTCCGCACATGTTGTAGTTTCCTACTCTAATTATATGATAGAACTATTCGGTGAACGACCTTGACATTCCCTGCGTACCGATGACGTACTCGAAGAACGGATACGTGGTCCTCAAATGCGTGATCTCGTCTTCCCACTCGTCGGTTGGATGTCCCAACACGGGCCGGTAGGTTGCCATACGTCGTAGGCGAGGTCTACGCGTCGGGCAGTTCCTCGCGTGATCGAAGCGGTCTAACTCGTGTAAGCCCGCCCAGAGGAGCTGCCTTCTATGACATTCTGCACAAAGAACTATCACCTGGATGCGTTCTGTCATTATGCAGCCTCCTCTAATAGCTCCGTTGGCACTGAGTACAAGTACACCTCACAGGGTAGGTTGTCAATTCCTCTAGCGCGACGAGTTGTATCTAACTCGTAACTCGCCTCTTGTTCTACGACGTGCTTACCATAGCGTAAGTACATCGTGTTGACGGGACATCCTAGTGAATGTGCGTCAAAAGAGAGCTTGTCTCCCTGTTCGAGCACTATCCATTGCACTTCTTGACAGTGAACACACTGTATAAAGCACTGCTTTACCTGGGTCATGAGTTTGCCTCCTGTGTGAACGCAGCCATGAATTGAACTTTCACGGCATTACGCAAACGATATCTGGTTACCTGTTCCGGTAGTTCTGTAAGAACTGATTCAACCCATCGACGAGCGAACATTTGAATGTCCGACATCGAGTAATCTGACTCGGCCATGTACTGACCTTTGACGACCCAGAACTCCTCGTACAACACAGTTGGATGTGTGCGATAAAACTCTGGGTCTAAGACGTAGCGCTCCCAGTCGATGTAGAGCGGGTTCATAGCGATTGTCATGGCGGAGACTCCTTTCAGTTAGTCGTCTGTTGGTCGTATTTCGTAAGCGACGATCTTGAGTTGTAGCAAGAGCATCTTGACGTAGTTCGACAAGAGCGTGTACGCATCATCTGGCGCGTTTAACTCCGCGAGACGCTCAAAGGCTGCTTGTGTTTCTTTCAGATGAAAGAAAGCCGCAAGTACCAACTTGGTTTGGTTTTCCTCTGGGAAACTCAATTCCGGCATCGTTGTTACCTCCTGTTGACTAGCTTATTCTGGTTTGCACGAAAGAGACAATCTCGCGCGCGACATTGGGTTTAACCAGATCTGCTTGCAAGACCTCTGTGCCGGAACCTCGAAAGGTTAACGACGTCGCCTGGATGAGAGCGCCTTTACGGCTATCCACACCAGAGAGCGTCGAAAGGTACAGCGTTGACTGTTTCCACTCTCCTAGCTCGA